AGATCGCACCCTCCTGCTCAGCCCAAGGCAGATCGATCGCATACCATAGATCCTTAAGCCGCACGGCTGGGGCATTCCGCTCGATCAACAGTTTGTGCAGCACGTTGGGCGCGAGGTAAGCCAGCCTTAAAACCCGCCCGACATAGGCAGCAGTAAACCCCTCAGCATTGGCGATGTCCTGGTTGCAGGAGGCCGCACCAGCCTCAAGCTTACGTTTCCAGCTCCATGCCAGTGCCATTGCGCGCAAGATGTGCGGATCCACACCGCCATTGTCGTCGTTCGCTACATAGTCGTCGGGCGGCGCAATTCGCGGCCGCCCGTTCCGCTTTCGGATTACGAGTGGGATAAAGATCGTGGTGATGCCGGTGGCTCCGCTCATGCCGCTTTGCTCAGCTTGGGGGATTGCAACATGTCACTGACGAGGGTGCTTAACCCACTCGTGCGCAGATCAAGCGACATACCTTCCTTGCTGACCACGACACGGTTGATGAGCAGCCGGGCAGTCCGTTCCTGCTCGGCCGGAAATAGGTTGTCCCAAAGGTTGTCGAAGGTCGCCAGCGCACGCGAGACATCTTGCTCGTCCAGGTGCGATCCTTCGGCCCTGAGGCCCGCGCAGGCTTTGGCAGCTATCTCGGGTGTGCGCAGCATCTGACGGATTTTCTGGACCACCGCGCTTTCGATTACTCCAGCATTTAGGCGCACAATGGAATCCTGGCCCTCGTCGCCGCGGTTCCGCAAAGCGTCCATCGAGATGTAATAACGGTAGAGCCGTTCACCCTTACGGGTGTGGGTCGGGGTCATGGCAGTGCCGGTGTCGGTGAATATCAGCCCTTTGAGCATGGCAGGCGTTTGCGAGCGGGTGTTGTTGGCCCGGGTGCGGGGGCTGATCGTCAGGATCGAGTGGACCTTGTCCCATAGCGCCTGGTCGATGATCGCTTGATGCTCGCCGGGGTGGCAGGTGCCTTTGTGGACCGCTTCGCCCAGGTAAACCCGATTACGGAACAACTTATAAAGGAAGCCCTTGTCGATCGGGCGGCCGCGCTTGTTGGTGATACCTTTGCGGACCAGCTCACGGGTCAGCCTGGTGGCAGATCCCAGTTCAACAAAACGCTCGAAGATGAAGCGGATCTGTGCAGCCTCGGCCTCGTTGATCACCAGCTTGCGATTAATGGCATCGTAGCCCCACGGAACGAACCCGCCCATCCACATGCCCTTGGCGCGGCTGGCTGCAATCTTGTCCCGGATGCGTTCGCCGGTTACCTCGCGCTCGAACTGCGCGAAGGACAGCAGCACGTTAAGCGTCAGGCGCCCCATGCTGGTTGTCGTGTTGAACGACTGGGTGACCGAGACGAACGTTACCTTGTGCTCGTCGAACACTTCGACCAACCGGGCGAAGTCCATGAGTGAGCGGGAGAGGCGGTCGATCTTGTAGACGACGATCACGTCGACCAGTCCGTCCCGAATGTCTTCCAGCAGGTTTTGGAGACCAGGCCGGTCGAGATTGCCGCCGGAGTAACCGCCGTCGTCGTAACCCTCGCGCATCGCGCGCCAGCCTTCATGACGCTGGCTGGCGATATAAGCCTCGCAAGCCTCGCGCTGTGCATCGAGGCTGTTGAACTCCTGCTCGAGACCCTCTTCGGACGATTTGCGGGTGTAGATCGCGCAGCGAATGCGGCGGGGTGCTTCAGGTGCGCTCATCGTCCGCCCTCCGCCTGCCGGAGGCCAAAGAAGCGGTAACCGTTCCAGCTGGTCCCGGTGATGACCTTGGCAACTGCCGAGAGCGACTTGAACCGCTGGCCATTCCAGTCGAACCCGTCTTTGGCCACGACCACTGTGTGCTCGGTGCCTTTCCAATCGCGGATGAGGCGAGTGCCGATGATCGGGTTGCGCGGATCAGCGATCACCGATTTGCGGACCTTCTTTCCTTCAATCTCGTCAGCCAGAGCATCCAGGGTTCGAACGATGGGCTTACTCAGCCCGCCGAAGGCCAGTTCTTGAATGCGGTGGCCGAGGCGCTGTTCCAGGTATGGCCGGCTGTTGTTGGGGGGAGGGGCATTAAACAGCTTCTCCCACTGTGCCTTCAGCTGCGGCATGGTTTGTGTCTTGAGTTCGGCCAAGCGCGCAAGCACCTGCGGGTCGTTATAGTTCTGCATTAGCGTTCTCCAACTCGGGGGCGTCCCCGGGTTCGACACACGCTCTTGCCGGGCGAGATAGCGAGTGAACTATCTGCGTCCTCTGCAGATATAGAACTGGACTTTGCGTGCATCCGGATGATGCCTACCGCGATGATCTGCCCCAACTCGGTGAAGCGCTCGTCGTCGGTCATGGTATCGATGGGTTGCGAGCTGTTGCCCGCAGAGATGTCGTACATGTCTGGTGAACCTGATGGCTGGCAAGGCGATCAGGCGAACTCTCTCCCTGATCATGTCAGGCAGAATATGTGCGGGATATAAACGTCGTCAATGAGAACGAGTAGGGCAAAATCCCACAATCGACGCGGTGGCACTCAGCGGCGGCTGTAAAGTCGCTGGTGGGCGCGCAGGACGATCCCAATGATTTGAACGCCGTCGTCGCTGAAGTTGTCGGCATCGGGTCTGCCGATGATAATCGGCTCCTGAAACTCTGGCCGCGTGGACTCGGCGCGCAGGATGTAATTCTTCCCGTCGTGATCGAGGCGCTTGCAGGTGAGCTCGTGCATGTCGTGACGGTCGCGCTGGACGATAACGATGTCGCCCGGAACCGGCTCTATTTCGCCAAAGATTGTGCGCAGACACTCAAGGTCAGACCCGGGAGGAATGAGCTTGTCCATGGAATTGCCCTCCATGCGCAGGGCAAAGCGCTCGCCGCCAGCAACCGGACTTGGGCCGACCTCAATGAAGTAGCGATCTTCCTCGGGCCATTCAGTCTGTTCGCGCCAGACGCCTGCCGCTACGGCGCCCAGAACCTGCAAGCGTTCGTAAGGCGCAACGCCGCCAACGCGGGGCATCACACCTTCGCCGCCAGAAACGAGCCGGGAAATGTCGATGCCAAGGGCGCGAGAGAGCCCAACCAGGGTTTCGAGTGTCGGGTTGTTGCTGCGGCCCCGCAGGATCTCGCGCACGATATGCGGCGATTTCCCGCCAGTCGCGGCCAGCGAGAGCGAGCGGGCATTCCACTCGGTTCCAGGAGCAGTGGCAGTCTCGAGAACCTTTCTGAGGTGCTCGATGTTGACGAGTGAGCGTTGGGTCATGAGCTGTGCCTAGCTCTGTGGAAATTGCTGGTCAATACAAATGTGGGATTGATCCCTACTTGTGGTGTGGGATTTGAACGTCAATAACGGAGCTATGACGCATCCTATCCTTCATGACATCGACGCCTTCCTCCGCCGCACCAACCTTTCGGAGACCTATTTTGGTCGCCAGGCGGCCAACGACTGGAAGCTCATCAGCCAGCTCAGGAAAGGCAGGCGCCTTTGGCCCCAAACCGAGCAGCGCATTCGCGACTTCATGGCCAGCTACCGCCCGCGCGGGGAGCGCAGTGCCGGCGTGGCGGGAGCTGCAAACCATGGTTGAGGACATCACTGCCGCAAGGCAGCAGGCAAGCCTGCCCAATGAAGATTTGCTCTGTGCCTGGCTTGATGCGGCCTCGCCGGGCGAGCGTCTTGAATATCACCGCGGGTTTCTGGCGCGTGATGTCGATACGGCAAAGCCCCAGCGCCTGCCGGAATGGCGCCGCCAATCTCTGATGCGTCTTGCCGCCCGTGCCCGCTGGGCTGCCGAGAACGAGGTGGTCCACCTCGTCCAGATCCGCCGGGGTGCGGGAGATTTCAGTTACGTCGCGATTGCAAGGCCCAAGAGCCGGAAGGTCCAGTCGATGATTGCTGCACTCACGCTGCCCCAGGCGGCCTGACGGAACAGGGGCAGTGGGGGCTAACCGCGAGGCGCCCACGGATATTCGATCGCCGCGTCAACCACTGCCCCGCCCTTGCTGGCGGGATTGCTGACGACTGATCGCGTGAAATCACAGACGAAAGGATCACACGATGACACTTGAGGATCTGCCAACCCAGCCTCCTGCCACCCTTGATGCATTGCCAGTCGAAGTGCTGGCCCGCTTGCAGGGGCAGGCTCAGACCCGCCTTGCCGGCGCATCACAAATGGTCGCCATTCTCCATGGCGTCCTGACCCGCCGCTACGCGCAGGGTCTCAATGAGACCGGCACCCACCGGCGCACTGATGGCGACTACGAAATCCGCATCGAGGTGCCCAAGAACGTCTCGTGGGATCAGGACAAGCTGGCGAGCGCGATCGAGACCATCCGCAGTTGGGGTGAGAACCCCGCCAACTATGTTGAGACGAAGCTCTCGGTCTCGGAGAACAGCTACAAGGCGTGGCCGCCTGCGATCCGCGATCTGTTTACGCCTGCGCGCACAGTGAAACCGGGCAAGGCAAAGTTCGGGATCGCGCCCGGGATGAAGGAGGCAGCGTAATGGCTATTTCGCTTTCTTCGCTCAATCGTCTCTCGGTTCCGAAACCCCCGCGCATCGTAATCTACGGCCCGCACGGGATCGGCAAGAACACCTTTGCAGGCGCCGCGCCGTGCCCGGTGCTGATCAACCTGGAAGATGGCCATCCGTCAGGCCAGGCGATCGATGCCTTTCCAAGGGCAGAGAGCTTTGGTCAGGTCATGGAGGCGATGCAGGCGCTCTATAACGAGGACCACGACTTTGCGACGCTGGTCGTCGACAGCCTCGACTGGCTCGAGCCGCTGGTCTGGGCCGAGACAATCAAGCGCAACAACGAGGCAAACCCTTCCAAGCAGTGGGCCTCGATCGAGGATGCCGGATACGGCAAGGGCTATATTGCAACGCTCGATGTCTGGCGCGAATACCTCGACGGGATAAACGCGCTGCGCAATGACAAGGGAATGGCGGTGATCCAGACCGCCCATGCCGAAGTGAAGCGCTTCGACAGCCCTGAGACCGAGCCGTTCGATCGCTATCAGATCAAGCTCCACAAGATGGCCTCGGCTCTTGTCCAGGAACACGCCGACATGGTGCTGTTCGCCAACTTCAAGACCAGCGTCGCCAAGGCTGATGTCGGAATGAAGAAGGTGGCGCGCGGCGTAGGGGCTGGAACCCGCGCCCTCTACACCGAGGAGCGCCCTGCTTTCCTTGCCAAGAACCGGCACAACCTTCCCCCCGAACTCCCGCTGTCATGGGAGGCGCTGGCCTCTGCCATGGCCGCGTCGAGCGAGGCTGCGAGCCTCAACCAAGCAGCCTGATCAACCACCCCCCCAAGCTCACGAAAGGAATGGGACCATGGCCTACCTCGGAGGCGCATTCGATGCCTCGCAAGTTGAACCCAAGGGCGATTATTCGCCCGTGCCGCCCGGCGAATACAAGGTGCAGATCATCACCTCGGACTTTGTTGAAACCGCCAACCGCACCGGACATATGCTCAAGCTTGAGATGGAAATCATCGAAGGCGAGCAGTCCGGGCGCCGGCTCTATGACCGCCTCAACCTCGATAACCCCAGTGCCCAGGCCCAGGAAATCGGGCAGCGCACGCTCTCGGCCATCTGCCACGCGGTGGGCAAGCTCTCGGTGCAGGACAGCGATGAACTGCACATGCAGCCGATGATCGCGGTGGTGGGCGTCAAGGAAGCGCGCACGGGCAAAGACGGCCGGATGTACGGCACCTCGAACGAGATCCGCACCTACAAGGCGCTGGGATCGGGAAGCGGGGCCCCGAGCGGCGGGTTTGGAAATGGCGGTATGAAACCTGCTGGCGCTGTTCCCGCTGCAGGAAGCGGCCAATCGGCAACTGCTCCCTGGAAGCGCGCGGCTGCCTGAGCCTGGTTGGCAGGACGGACGGGGTCGAATCGACCGTCCTGCCACCCATTCCCCTGACTGCAATAATCGAAGGAGCAGGCGATGGCCGCTCTACCTGAATTTGTGTGCCCGACGCTAGTGCAAGCTGATGCTGCGCTGGTCGATGGGCAGGACCTGCGCCGCCGGGCCTATCTTGGCATGTCGGCGATTGGCGCAAACTGCGCGCGCGCGCTGTGGTACCAGTTCCGCTGGGCTTGGACGGTGCGCTTTGATGCGGTGACCCTCAAGCGCTTTGAGGACGGACATCGCAGCGAAGATCTTGCCGTTGCGCGCCTCAAGCGGCTGCCTGGCCTCACCATCCATGAAACCGACGAGACGGGCGGGCAGTGGGGCTTCAAGGATTTTGGCGGGCATTTCTCCGGTCATATGGACGGGGTGTGCCTGGGCCTCGTCCAGGCACCCAAGGCCTGGCATGTCCTTGAGATCAAGGCCTCGGAAAAGTGGCAGGACCTCGACAAGATGCGCGCCAAGGTCGGCGAGAAGTCGGCGCTCGCCGAGTGGAACCCGACCTATTACGCCCAGGCCGTTCTCTACATGGATTACGCCGGGATCGACCGGCACTGGCTGGTCTGCGTCTCGCCGGGCGGCCGGCGCTGGACGGCGGTGCGCACTGAGGCCGATCCGGCCTTTGCCGCAAGCCTCAAGGCCAAGGCGGAGCGGATCATTTTTAGCGACCATGCGCCGCTGCGCATTGGTGGGCCTGAGAGCTTTGCCTGCCGGTTCTGTGATCTGGTTCCGCTCTGCCACGAAGGCGCGCGCGCCGAGCGCAATTGCCGCACCTGCCTTGCCGCCGAAGCTGGCCGTGACGGCGAGTGGCGCTGCACCCGCTACGGCCACACCCTCTCGCGCACCGATCAGGAGGCTGGCTGCGGCGATCATCGCTTCCTGCCGGACCTGGTCGATGGCGAGCAGATCAACGTTGAGCACGGACGGGTCATTTACCGGATGGCTGACGGCGCGACCTGGATCGACGCGGGGCCTGACGTCCATGCGGTTGGCGATGTCATCGTTCACCGCACCTGCCGCTCGTGCGGTTCGTATGCCTGGATAGTCACCGAGGGTAAGGGGCCACATGCTGCGGGCCTGCGCTGTACTGGCTGCGAAGCCCATGGCGGCTGGCTCCCCAAGGCTGAGGTGGCAGCATGACCGCGCCCCTGACCTTGCGCCCCTATCAGGAAGAAGCACTCACCAATCTGTGGGACTGGTTCTCCTCGCGCGATGGCAACCCGCTGGTGATCCTGCCCACGGGCGCTGGCAAAAGCCTCGTCATCGCCGAGTGGTCAAAGCTTGTGTTCGAGACCGATCCCAGCGCCTGCATTCTGGTGCTCACCCATGTGCGCGAGCTCGTCCAGCAGAATGCGGCCGAGCTTGTCGGGCTGTGGCCTGAGGCGCCGTGGGGGATTTATTCAGCAGGGCTCGGGCGGCGCGACATTGCTGCGCAGCTGCTCTTTGCCTCGATCCAGTCGATCCACAAGAAGGCCTACAAGCTGCCGCGCCGGGTCGACATGGTGCTGATCGACGAAGCCCACATGATCCCGCGCAATGCCGACACGATGTACGGCAAGTTTCTCGCCGACCTCAAAACCATCAACCCCGCGCTCAAGATCATCGGGCTCACCGCAACGCCGTTTCGTCTCGATAGCGGCCGCCTTGATCAGGGCGAGGATGCAATGTTCGACGGCACCGCGCATGAGACCAATGTGCGCGAGCTCATCGACAATGGCTGGCTTTGCCCGCCGGTGAGTTTCCGTCAGGCTGCCGAGATTGACACAACCGGCGTTGGCACCCGCGGCGGGGAGTTCATCGCCTCACAGCTCGAAGATGCAGCGCTGGATCCCATCGTGATCGCCAGGATCGCGGACCGAATTGTCCAGGAGGGGATCGATCGGCGTGGCTGGCTGATCTTTGGCTGCACGATCAAACACTGCGAGGCCTTGTGCGATGCTTTGACCGAACGGGGCTTCGATGGGGCTGGCGTTTACGGGCACACCGACAAGCGCGAGCGTGACCGGATCATTGCCGACTTCAAGGGTGAGCGGCTCCGCTTCCTCGTCAGTCAGGGCGTGCTCACCACCGGGTTTAACGCGCGCCATGTCGATCTCATCGCACTTGCCCGTCCGACCAAGTCGACCGGGCTCTATATCCAGATGGTCGGGCGCGGTACCCGCCTCTCGCCAGAGACCGGCAAGGCCAACTGCCTGATCCTCGACTTTGGCGGCAACATTGCGCGCCACGGTCCGTTCGATGATCCGGCGATCCCGGACAAGAAGAAAAAGGGCGAGGGCCTCGCGCCCTACAAGGACTGCCCGGAATGTGATTGCTCGTGCGGGACAATGACCCGGTATTGCCCATCGTGCGGGTATGAGTTCCCGCCGGTCGAACGCTTCGTCAACACGAGGCCCGACGAGCAGTCGGTGCTGGCAGCTGAGACCGACTGGCTCGAGGTGGCCGAAGTCAGCTTCCAGCGCCACGAGAAGGAAGGCTCACCGCCTTCGCTGAAGGTTGATTACCGGATCGGTCTGAACTTCCACCGCGAGTGGGTCTGCTTTGAGCACCAGGGCTATGCCCGCGCCAAGGCTGAAAGCTGGTGGCTGCGGCGCGGGGCAACCCCGGTGCCGCGCTCGGTCGGTGAGGCGCTGGCGCGCCAGCACCAACTGGCAGTCCCCACCCACATTCGGGTCAAGCGCTCGGGGCGCTTCCACGAGATCACGGCCTACCGGTTTGATGTGGGGCGGCTTGCTGCGTGAGGACCTGCTTTTGCGGGCGCACCGCGCGCGGGTTTGCCTGGCACGACTTCAAGAGCGCCACCTTTGAACGCCTCCCACCAGTGCCCGCCTGCTCAATGGCCTGCCTCGAAATTATCACAAGAAAGCGCGGTAAGATGCAGATAAACGTAGATGAAAAACGCGCTATAGCCTCGGCGAGTCCGGCGATTGGTGCTTGGCTGGAGCAAGTGGGAAAGAGCGATCTCGCCACGATGAGCGAGGCTGAATGGCTGGGCTTTCTGGCCCATGTTTACGGTTCGATCTGTGCTGAGACGCGCAAGATCTGGGAGAACGAGGTGCCGTTCTGATGGGATCCCTTGCGTTCGATCCAGAAGCTGCGCGCACACTGTTCGCAAGTCTTGATCAGGTCCATCTCGTCTACATTCACCCCAATGGGGTGGGTGTGCATGGGCGCGATTTTGCCGGCCGGGTGGATGATGCACTCGAGGATGCTGCCAAGGCCAATGCCAACGGGTTCAATGTCTATTGGAGCGTCAACCGGGTCGCGCCCGGGCTGGGCAAGAAGCCCGCCAAGCACGACATTCGCGCCGCGCGGTTTGTGCACGTCGACATCGATCCGCCCAAGTCGGGCGGGGCATTCGAGAGGGACGCGATCACCGCGGCGCTGCAGGACATGGCCTGCCCGCCAAGTTTCATCATCGATTCCGGCGGCGGGCTTCAGGCGTTCTGGCGGCTTGATGGGCCATGCGCGAACCTTGCCAGCATCGAGGCGATCAACCAGCAGGTGCGCAGCTACTTCGAGGCCGACGCCTGTCAGAACATCGACCGGCTGATGCGGGTGCCGGGCTCTGTGAACTGGCCCGACAAGCGCAAGCTGGCGCGCGGGCGCACTGCAAGGGTCGCGGGCTGGGCGCAGGGCGACGAAGGCCTGGTCTATGCGCCCGAGGATCTTGCGGCGAGCTTTCACCAGGCGAGCCCGACCGAGGCGCATAGCAGCCTTCCTCCGCTGGCCTTGCCGATCGATGTCGCGCTGCTGGCGGCGGACGACCTTGGTCTTGGCACGCTCGATCCATTGCGCCTCGCGATCACGTCGCCGCCAGGCCAAGACCGTTCAGGCGATGGCCTCGCCGCGGCCCGCCTTATGGCCAATGCCGGGCGCAGCGATGCTGAGATCATGGGCGTGCTGCTCAACCCCGCCAACGCGGTTGCAGCGCACTTTCTCGAGCAACGCGATCCGCGCCGGGCAGCGGCGCGCGCCATCCAGCTGGTGCGCCAGGACAGTCCGCCAGAGGGAGTGACACTCTATCCGCCGATCATGTCGGACGAGGACTTCGCGCGCTTCGTAGCCAACGAGAAGGCCAAGGTCCGCAAGGTCATGGTGCCGGCGACGCTGCGTGATGATCATGATCATCAGCCCGTCGGCGATCATGCCGACCATGTCGACGACCAACATGGACGACGATCTTCGACGGTCGGAGTGGCGGGCTGGCAGCGCGACATGGGTGATGGCGGTCTTGCGCAGTTTGTCGCCCACACCAGCGCGTCGGCGCCGTCACCCCAGCCATGGCTGACGCTGGGGGCTGGGCTCGCCATGTTCGGTGCGGCTGCCGGGCGGCGCTATGCCGGACCAACGGACCTGCGCACCAATATCTACGCTATCGGCGTTGCGGATTCTGGCGGCGGCAAGGATCATCCCTTGCGTGCCTCGACCCGGCTGATGATCGCGGCTGGCCTTGCGAACCACGTGGGCTCGTCGAAGATTGCCTCGGGGGCAGGGCTGCTGACCGCAATCACCCGCAACCCATCGATCTACTTCCCGCTCGACGAAGTCGGGTTCCTGATTGCCTCGGCCGCCGACCGCAAGCGCGCGCCCAAGCACCTCACCGAGATCATCGACAACCTCACCGAGTTCTATTCCCTCGCGGACAGCACCTTCCTCGGGATCTCCTATGCCAACGACAAGGAGAAGCCGCGAGAGGTGATTGAGCAGCCGTGCCTGTGTCTGTTCGGGGTCACGACGCCAGGTGTGTTCTGGGGCTCGCTTTCGAGCGACAACGTCATCGACGGCAGTCTGGCGCGGATGCTGATCTTCGAGAGCGAGAACCATTACCCCGATCCGCAGCACGACCGGCTGGCCAACGAGCCGCCGGCAGAGCTCGTGGCGCTGATGGAAGCCGTGGCGCAGGGCGCGGATGGCTCGATGCCGTTCCCGCTCGGCAATACGGCCGCGGCGATCCCCAAACCCTACACCGTGCCCTATGCCTCGCCCCAGGCTGAGGCGCGCGCCCGGGCGATGCGTGAAGAGCAGATCGATATGCTCCGCCGGCATCAGGGCACGCACCTGACCGGGATCATCGCGCGCTTGGCCGAGAATGCGGCGAAGATCGCTCTGATAAAGGCGATCACGGACAATCCCGCCCGGCCTGAGATCAGCGCGGCCGACCTCGACTGGGGAATGGGGATCGCGAACCGGAGTGTGCAGACGCTCATGCAGGCGGTGAAGGAACGGGTGGCCGATAGCGAGTACGAGGCCAGCGTGAAGCGGGTACACAAGGTCATCGCGGATGCGGGAAGCGCCGGGATCGACGGCAATGAACTGGCGCGGAAAACTCAGCGCGTAGATCGTCGGCGGCGCATCGATATCCTCGCTGATCTCGAGGAGTCAGGGATGGTCCGGATTATGGAGATGCCCAAGGCTGAAGGTGCGCGGGGGCCTGCGCGCAGGGTGTATTTTGATGTTGCTTGAGCGCGCTGCGCAGCGTTTATCAACGCTGAGTTGCATTGAGTAAGGAAAAAATTTGCGTTTTAAGGAATTTGACAAGCTTCCGACAATCAGCGTGGAGGCGATTGAGGTCCAAGGCCACGTTCGGCTGCTCGTGGAGGGGAAGTGGATCGATGGGCGATATAAGCAGAACATCCGTATTGATCGAGACGCCCATTTTTCCGAGGTGGGTGCGGATAATGTTCACGCTCATGTTTACGGGCGTCATGATCGAAATAACGCGCTGGTCGCAGTGCGCCAATCTGGAAAATCCAGTCACGGTTTGACTGGGGTACTTCATAAAAAGGATGCGGAGGCGCTTCGTGCGCAAGGTATCAATGTGCCCCAAAGTGGGGTTATTGAGTGGGTACCGCTGCCTTCGGATTCAAATTTGATACTATTTGAAAAAGCGCTGTGATTGCTATGCTGTAGCAGCTTAGGCGATTCCAATGGATCTGTATTGAGACTAAATAGGCAGTCGTAAGTTGAGTGACCTTTGCGGGCTTGTTTCAAACTATTCCGAATTGCTATCGCTGCCCTTGATGTGATCGCGCAAGTCAACATCTAATAGAACCCGCCGTTCGCGTTCATTATCCAGCACAATTTGCCAGTGTAGGAATCCTACCTGAAGATCGGAAGAGCAAGGTGGCAAGCTTGTTGCCAGATCAACGCGCATCATGTCATGAGACATTCTGTTGTTTCTGTAAGCCCAAACACTTAGCTTATCCAGCAGGCGAATGATCATACCAGGGCGCGGATCGATGCTTCGAGGGTCTATGGTACTCTCAGGATCAACAATGATTTTAGTCTTGGGGACTAAAATACCTGTCCAGTTTTCGCCCATCCCAGCATCAATCGACTGGTAAATATAATTACCAGAAAGAAGAACGGCAAAATCCTTCTCTCCATTTTTCCCTACATAAGCATATGTTTCGCGGTTTGTTCGAGGCAATTGCAGAGTACCTGCTTCTGCATCTGCAAGGGTTCCAGCGAAAAATTCGTGTGGTTCAAGGTTCAACATGGTGAAACTCCCGCGGACAGAAGCTGCCTTTATCAAAGCTCAGCAGTGGGCTTTGTATTGTGACCTAAATTTAAAGATGGCTGCGTAGCTGTCAGCCTTTAGATCCTTTGGGGTCACGGCCTCGGGGAAATGTCCGTTCCTCCTGAATTTTGCCATCAGTTTTGTGGATCCGTACCGAGCCGCCAGCGGTTCCAAGCGCATCCTTCAGTGCGCCGCGAGCCGTGGCGTCAGCCTTGGTGTCAAACACTCGCTTGGCACGACCACCGCCTTCAGGCTCCAAGCGCCATTTCTCGTCCTTCGCTACGAGATGATATTTTGGCAGATCCGGTTTCTTGGCCATAATTCCGTCTCCTTCCAGCTTAGATTCAATCCCTCAGATGGAGCCGATGTGCGGCGCCAGCACTGAGGCAGTTTCAAACAATTCATGCGCTTCAAGTGATCTCAGCATATCCTCGGGCGTGTGTTCGGGCTTGTTCAGCCGAAGGCGCATCCGATTGATTGCGGCGACCGCGCGCCCCTCATCGAGGGCAATGGTGTCAGCGATGAAATCGTCAGCACTGCGGGCTTCGATGGCCAAAGGCGCGAGCACTGAGGCTGGAAAGTCTGAGAGGTTTTCAGTGACCAGTGCCTGCGCTTGAGTTTTGATCGCAGCGGCCAGGACGTGCTCATCGCCTTTGTCTGGAAGGCCGTATTCCGTCTTTTCGAATAGAGCGAAGTCATCGACCAGCGCTTCCGGGAATGCCGCTTTCATGTTGGCGACAGACCGCGCAGCACGGGCCTTGCTGTCAATTAAGCCGCGCTCATTCATGAGGCGCGCGATTGCCCGCTCCGTTTCGTCCAAGATCTTCTCCGACCATCGTACACGGAAGAATTCTGCCTCGGCAAGGGTCAGGAGAAGGTTGCGGCGCCACACGCTAACCAATGTGCATGCATCGATAAGGGCGGTGTAGCGGTTGGCGAACATGGCAATGGGTCAGATCAGATCTGCATCGTCGCCAATGAGCGCATCGAGCGCCCGGGCACGTTCTGCATCACGCTTGGCTTTGTAAGTAAATATGTCCTCTGCCATTATTCTGCGATGACGGCCCACAAAGGTGTGTGGGATCGCTTCCTGTTCAAGCAGTTTGATCAGGTGAGGGCGGGAGACATTAAGCAGATCGGCTGCCTGCTGAGTGGTCAGCATTTCCTGGATCGGCACAAGTGTGACCGCATGACCGCTGCCAATATGCCGTAGAAGTTCGAGGAAAATATCCGACATTGCCGGGGTGAGGGTGACTTCCACCCGCTTCTTCGTTTCTGGTTCGCGTACGCGTAGCGTTGCCTCGCCCGATTTCTGGGCGGCTAGCATGCGGCGTAACTGGTTGGCGATCTGGCGGTCATTGGCAGACGGCAGGTGTCCGCCAAAGGGCTCAGAATGCGCTGGCAAGGTCATGTTTGCTCTCCGAGGTTGAAAACCTCACTACCGCTTATTCGAAATAAACGCAACGGTCCTGATCGGCGGAATAGGTCCCGGCCTGGGCGCGCTGGCTAACTCCTCAACGATCAGAAACACCGCACGGAAACATCTCAACATCCAAAACCCTCATAAATCTGCGGTTTTCTCGAACTTCTCAAAAACTCAACTTCTCTCGCGCGCGCGAAAAAGGGGGGGGAGGGGTAAGGAGGGACGGTATATGATTGTATATATATTGAGTAATTGAGAAGTTTTATAAACCTACTGAAATCAAAACGCTTTTACGATCTCGGTGAACTTGAGTGGTTGTTGAGGTGTTTGAGCAATTAGCTTTGTGGGAGCCGTCCTATTTTCGGCGCCCCCAGCCACGCGGTAGAAGGCCACTGACGCGGCGATCCTCGACAAAGGAGGATTGCTTTGAACCAGAACTGCCTTGCTGCTGCCGCTGATGCGGTTGCCGCTCCGCTTGCTGCCAAACCGGCCGCAGTGCGAACCATCACCCGTGGCGCAACCCTTGCGATCGATATCGGCACCAGCACTGGCTGGGCCTTGAAGGGCTGCGACGATTACATCTCGAGCGGCACAGTCTCGTTCAAACCGTCGCGCTACGACGGCGGCGGGATGCGCTTCCTGCGTTTTCGCCGGTGGCTCGAAGAGCTCGAAGAACAGGCAGGGCCGATCGAGGCCGTCTATTTCGAGGAAGTGCGCCGCCACGCTGGGAATGATGCTGCCCACATTCATGGGGGACTGCTCGGCGCTTTGACTGCGTGGTGCGAGGAGCACCTGATCGCCTATCAGGGGGTGCCTGTTGGCACGATCAAGCGCTTCGCCACAGGCAAGGGCAATGCCGACAAGGCGGGGGTGATCGATGCGATGCGCGCCCGCGGCTACGCGCCTGTCGACGACAATGAGGCAGACGCGCTGGCGATCCTCCTTTGGGCCATTGAGACCAAGGGAGGTGTCCGGTGAGCACCTGGTCCATTCTCGGTCACACCGCCAAGGTGCTCGAAGAGCGCCGCGATGCTTACGGCGATCCAGCTGAGCAGTTCGGCGAAATCGCCAAGCGCTGGTCTATCACGCTTGGGACGCTGGTAACGCCGGAACAGGTCGCGCTTTGCATGATCGATCTGAAGCTGGCTCGGCTCGCCTACGACCCCGGCCATGTCGACAGCCTGGTCGATGTCATCGGCTATGCCGCGCTGCTCAGGGAGGTGCGCTGATGGCTATGACCTCGAGCATTTACGCCCACGGCCGTCAGCGGGATGGTGAAGAGCTTCGCCGTGATGGTTGGCGCAGCGGGATCTTCGCCATCTCGGTCAGCGATCATCGCCTGACTGCGATTGAGCGTGAAGCCATCCGTGCAATCGGCGAGCGCCTGTATGGAGGCCGCAGTGGCAAAGGGGCGTAAGCGCAAGGCCGGTCGCCGGCATCCCTCCGGCAAGCTGGTCCAGCCGGGCCACGGTGAAAGCCAGCGCGACGCAATGGCGACAGTGCTTGAAGCCCGACAGCGCCACTTCGGGATCTCAGCCCGGCAGGCGAGGGACGAGCGCCTGGGCACAGCCCTTGGCCGCATGGCCTTTGCTGGCAAGATCACGGCGGACCAGTTTGCCGCGGCCGAGCTTTACGGAGAGCTTATCGCGCGCCGCAACGCGGTCATGGGGCTGCCCAGCGAGCAGCCGCGTTCGGTCACCGGGCTCCTCATCAACGAGGGGATCTTCGGGGGCGGTACGCCGGAACCAGATCCGGAGCTGGTCGAGAAGATCCGGCGTCAGGCTGCAGGGGCTGCGCTCATGCTGCGGACCTGTGATCAGGATATGCAGGGCGGTGCCGGACGCCGGCCGAGCGTGCTGGTGCACCTGCTGGCCTGCCATGATGTTGAAGCGCTGCGCTGGTCAGCCGCAGACCTACACAACCTGTGCCTGGGCCTTGAAGCACTGTGCCGTTTCTTCCGGATCAGGCGAGACAGTTAGTTTAGAATCTTGGTGAGCAAGTGAAACTAAAAAACTGTCATTTAATGATAAAATGAAAATACAGTGTTGACGCAGGTAGCGCGAGTGTATAGGGCTTCCGAAATAGAGAGTTCACAACTGCGCCCGGAGCAAACGCTTCCGGGCGTTGTTGTTTTGGCTTGCGTGACCAGGCCATCCAAAGCATGGGGCCGGCATGTCGGGCACTGATTACAGAACAGTCATTGCAGAAGTTGTGCAGAAGCTTCCTGAGCTTTTGCGGGCCGATCTTGCCTCGCGTGACCCCGCTGTGCGCCAGAGCGCGGAAGAGGTCGTTGCCACCAAGATCGCAATGGCACTTGCGGAAATCCAACCCGACAATTGATGGGTGATCGTAATGGCGGAGCGACTCCGTGGCCGCCGAGCAGTTGCCCAGCGCCTTCGCCGACTTAAAGCTGAACCCCTCTGCCGCGATTGTGCCTCTGCCGGGATTGTCCGGGAGGCGAGCGTACCTGATCACATCGTGCCGCTGGTCCATGGCGGATCGGACGAGGACAGCAACATTCGCTGCCTCTGCTCCGAGTGCCATGCCGAGCGGACTGCCGAACAATTCGGCAAACGCAGGACGGTCGCCGTGGGCCCCGATGGATGGCCGATCGGGTGACGGAGAGGGGGCGGGGCCTCGAAAGTCTGGGCCTTTGTGGGGGGAAACCGCGCTTGGTCCAAAATTCACGCAACCGCGAAACTCGAACCGGGGGTCAAAAACCCGAAAGGCTCAGAAATTGGTGAGATTTGGTGGCCCGACAGGGCTCGAAGCCTCAGGTCTGGCCGTTATGAGCGGCCAGCTCTAACCAACTGAGCAACAAGCCCCACCGAGTGCTGCCTTAGCCTCTGCACCATGGCCGAGATGGGCAACCGCCTGCTCAACCTTGACCCACAATCCGCTGCAGCGGGGCATTGATCTTGAGACAGTGACGGCCTGCGAGCTTGGCCAGTCTTCGTGAACGGTACCTTCACCTTTGTGCTTATGGTCGGCCACGCGGTGGGCGGCGGTGCGGCGGTGCGGCGGTTTAGGCGCGCGCCGGTAAGTTAAATATGTAAATCCGGCCCCTGTGAGCGTTCCGACCGTTTCGACAGTGGCGAGGATGGCAAGTAAGTCCAATGGGGTTCTCCAAACGAGGTGATACTCCCCACCGGGTTGGCCGCATTGCCGCCGGGTTGCACCTGTTTTAAGAGTGAACCGGAGTGAACCGCCGCACGAGAAGGCGAAGTTATCCATCAAGGGGGGAATATGAAAAAGATTAGCTCGATTATCGGATTGGCATTGCTTGGGGGGTGTGCGTCAAGTCAGGGCGGGATGCTTGAGCAGTCCGCCCTCCAAACCTTTGTAAGTCGGAAAAATCCCGGTGAAGTCGCCGGGTGCGTTCAACAGAGTTTGCGAGGCGGTCCGACAATGGGGACGGATGGCAAAGCATTCTGGGTCACAAGGCAAAATGGTTTAGGGACCGTAGTTCGTTATGACTTTTTGCCAAACTCCTCGGGCAACGGAACAACGGTTGAATACCGAAGCCGGCTCAAAATTAACAATGGCTTAGACAAGGTGCAAAGTTGCCTGTGATAACGGCTCTGACCGTGTGATCCAGTGAGCAAAGCGGGTTTTCGGTTCGTGCGGGGCCTATGTGTTGCTTGGAACTAATCCATCAACCGATTGAGCGCAGTTACCTTGGAGATGTGTGGTAATAAATTGATAATTCATATCATTTACTGGATTGCAGAATGGGGAGAAATACCTCGACAACCCAGTTTTCAGCGTGGGCGGCACTCTGCACCGGTTAGCTGATAGTAAGGCAAGGCTTGCGCCGCCGATCGACGCTCCGATGGCCTTGCGCCATAATCAGGGATTTGTCGCCAACGTCGGCCGCAATGACGACTTGGGGACGCCCACTTTGCGTGATGACTCTGAAAGCTCAGCCGTCGTGGTCATGCTACGCGGCCTAAAGATGTATGGTATGGTCAGTGCCGTTGGCGACCATGATCGAACTTGGGGCTCACACGTTGATGCTGCGGAGACCTTTGTCTCACAATTGCTCACAGCTGAGCTTACATAACGCAAAGTCCGCTCGATCACCTATCAGATCAAGGCTGCGCGATTGCCGGTCTACAAGGATCTGGCAGTGTTCGACTGTGCTGGCCGTGAGTGCACTTGGCGCGCCAGTTGCATCGCTGCGACTTCATCGATGTGCTTACAATGTAGTGCTGATCGGCTGGCCTAATCGCATTTCGTGATCCCTGATAAGTGGAGCATGGCACCACAAATGCTGGAGATGCATCCATGACGCTACCTACCACAGGGGCCATTTCGCTTGGTGCAGTCGCAGCAGAATTAGGGCGCGCAGCCGGCACGCTGACGTCGCTCGGCGAGGCTTCGGTCCGCAGCCTTGCGGGCGTTGCGTCCGGGGCGATTTCGCTCAGTAACCTCTACGGCAAGAGCACCGGGACGACCATCACCGTTACCGAGGGGATATACGACACTGGCGGGAAGGTTTCGTTCACCTACGCAGGCTATTCGACATCCGGAAGTAGCTGCGGTTACGTGCTCGGAAGCGCGTCGCCTACGATCTTTAAAGGGGTGGCGATCAAAGGCATCTGGTCCGTCAATGCGGGTTCAACCAACCTGGATTTTGCGGGCGATCAGACCGGGAACTCCTCATTTTTGACGGGGGTCACCATCAATGGAACGGGCATGGGCACGGTTCCAGCCGGATCTTACAATTCGAGCCTCAACATCACGACGTACACATTCCAGGTCACGGCGTTTGATGGGGTGGGCTCCTCAACGGTGGTGCTGAAATGACCTTGCCTGACGACCAAAGTCAAACCGATGAACCGGTAGTGCCTGCCCAGCCAGTGGTGCGCGAAGGGGAATATGAAGGCACGGCATACCGGATCGAGACCTACCATGCGCCCGAGGAGCTGTGATGCTGAACAAATCACTGCGCTACAGCGCGCTCTCGGTCGATCTGGTTGAGCTCGCGCCCGGGGAAGCCTTCACCTTTCAGCAGCAACCGGCGAGCGCAAGCTATGGGATCTTTGCCCTTGGCGGGACCCGCAGCAGCGATGATGCAACTGAGGTCACGGATGTGGACGCCTATGCGGTCACGACCCTGACGGCTGGTGCAGTGCCGGGAAGGGCTTTCAATTACGTGGGCCATTGGCTGCCCAACGGCACCGACCACGGCTGGTCGAATGATGGCGTGGGCCATGAGCAGATGACCATCACCGCTGGCGAGCAGGGCGCTAAATGGGTTTGCCTCTCGCGCAACGACAGCGGGGATCGTGAAATCCAGCACCTGCGCGTGGACGGGCAAGCAATGCTTCCCGCCGGCTGGGGGTTTGTGGTCGCTCGCGGCACCTTTGAGTGCGACGGGAAGGCCGCTGATCAGCTGGCTTATTTTCGGCCGCGGGCCTCGGACCTGCCCATTACCGGTACCGGCGATCTGCTGCTGGTGCGATAAATCAATTTTCCCAAGGACAGCTATGGATCAGGACTGGCCGGCCCAGAGCAGCGAGCTCTGGCCGATAGAGAAGATCACGCCTTATGCGCGCAACTCCCGCACGCACTCTGACGAACAGGTGGCACAGATCGCGGCCTCGATCCGCGAATGGGGTTGGACCAATCCGATCCTCGTCGATGAAGATGGCGGCCTGATCGCCGGCCATGGCCGTCTGCTCGCCGCCCGCAAGCTGGGGCTTAGCCAGATCCCGACCATGGTGGCCAAGGGCTGGAGCGAAGCCCAGAAAAAGGCCTACGTCATCGCGGATAACAAGCTGGCGCTGAACGCCGGCTGGGACCTTGAACTGCTCGCGGTCGAACTTGGCAATCTGCAGGGCTTCAACTTCGATCTGCAACTGACCGGGTTCTCCGAGGATGAGCTTGGCAAGCTGCTCGCCGAAAAGACCGAGGGCAACACCGACCCCGACGAGATTCCTGAGGTGCCTGCTGATCCTGTCACCAAGCCAGGGGACCTCTGGCTCATGGGCAAACACCGCCTGCTGTGCGGCGACAGCACCAGCGTCGGTGACATGGAAAAGCTGACCGGCGGGCAACTAGTCGACATGTGGCTGACCGATCCGCCCTACAATGTCGCCTACGAGGGCGGCACGAAGGACAAGCTGACGATCCAGAACGACAACATGGACGACGAGCAGTTCCGTGCATTCCTGCGCGATGCCTATGTTACCGCCGACACGGTTATGAAGCCCGGCGCAGTATTCTACATCTGGCACGCCGACAGCGAGGGGTACAATTTCCGGGGCGCGGCGCGTGATGCAGGATGGAAAGTGCGCCAGTGCCTGATCTGGAAGAAGTCATCTCAGGTGATGGGCCGCCAGGATTTTCATTGGAAACATGAGCCCTGCCTCTATGGTTGGAAAGATGGCGCTGCGCACCTGTGGGCCAATGACCGCAAGCAGACGACCGTCATGGAATTCGACAAACCGTCGCGCAACGGCGAGCACCCGACCATGAAGCCAGTCACGATCTTTGAGTACCAGCTGCTCAACAATACCAAAGGCGGGGACATCGTTCTCGACAGCTTTGCTGGCTCCGGCACCACTGCGATCGCGGCCGAGAAAAATGGCCGCGTCGCCCATCTCATGGAACTCGATCCGCGCTATTGCGACGTGATCGTGAAGCGTTGGCAGGATTTCACCGGCCAGGCGGCCACGCTCGAAGGAGACGGCCGGACCTTTGATGAAATCTCAGGCGTAGAAATAGCCGAAGCAGCCTGATCCTTTCAGGCTGTAGCCAGAACCTTGTCGACGACAATGTCGTCGGCATGGGCCCGGGCCTGTGCCAGGTCATACGCCGTCTGCATCCGCATCAAGGTGTCTGCCTTGACGCCGAAGGCCTTCTCGAACCGTATCGCCATTTCCGCAGAAAGGGCGGTGTGGCCATTGAACAGGTTGCTCAGCGTCTGCCGGGTCACATGGAAACAGGCCGCGAGACGATTGATGCTCACGCCGTGGGGATCGACGACCTCGCTCTTCAGCCAGTCACCGGGATGAACCGCCAGCGAGGGATGCATGGTCATAGCCATCAGTGATAGTCCTCCAGGTTCAGTTCGGCGATTGCCCCTTCATCGAGCTTGATGAAAGTCAGGCGCCAGTTTTTCGTCACTGTCATTGCCCAGCGCCCAGCTTTGTCGCCGACCAGTTCGTGCAGCCCATAATTAGGCGGCACAGCCAGTTCGTCGAAGCTGCTCGCCGCATCAATGAATGCCAGCATTTTCCGGATACGGGTGACATCTCCCACCAGGCCTCTGGCGCTTCCGGTCTCAAAGAACCGCCGCAGACCTTTGTGGGTTATGCTTTCGATATCCATGGGACCGTATGTCAAACATCGCTTTACATGTCAAAGAGTCTTTGACGTCTTTATGAAGGGCGAGGCGCGAGGAGCCGAGCCATGATTACCGGCAGAAAGCCGAAGCCTACGCAGCTCAAGCTTGTCACCTCCAATCCGGGCAAGCGTAAGGTTAATGGCAAGGAGGCCAAGACCAAGGCCGCGATCCCGGCACCGCCAGCCCACCTTACCGTCGATGCGGTCGAGGAATGGGAGCGGGTCGCAACTGAGCTCTTCAACCTCGGGATCCTTTCCAAGATCGACCGAGCGGCGCTAGCCGCCTACGCCATGGCCTATGGCCGCTGGGTTCAGGCCGAACGGGCGATCGCCAAGATGGCCGAGAAGGACCAGCTGACCGGCGGCCTCATGATCAAGACATCGAATGGCAACGCGATCCAGAACCCGCTGGTGGGCACCGCCAACAAGGCGGCGGCCGACATGATGCGTTACGCCGCAGAATTCGGGATGACGCCCAGTGCCAGGAGCAGGATCTCGGCCGAGCCGCCGGAAGAAAGCGGCGACCCCGCCGACCGGTTCTTCGCCTGACCGCACGCTGGCTTATGCCAAGGCCGTGGTCTCGGGCGCAATTGTTGCAGGGCCACATGTTCGCAACTCCTGCCATCGGCACATCGCGGACCTGAAACGTACGGACGGCATCTGGTTCGACTTTGAGGCCGCCAATCACGCCTTCGCCTTTTTCGAGGAGGTGCTGAAGCTTTCGGAAGGCCAGTTCGAAGGGCAGCCCTTCGAGCTCCAGCCGAGCCAGGCCTTCATCATTGGCTCGCTGTTCGGCTGGAAACGCAAGGACGGTCGGCGCCGGTTCCGCCGCGCTTACATCGAGCAGGGCAAGGGCAACGGGAAGTCCCCAGTTGCTGGCGGCATCGGCATTTACGGCATGACCGCCTGCAAGGAGGCTGGCGCCCAGATCTATGCGGCTGCGGCCAAGAAGGAACAGGCCAACATCCTGTTCCGCGACGCAGTGCGGATGGTCCGGCAATCGCCGGCCTTGGACAAGCGGCTCAACTTCTCCGGCGGTCCGGGGCGCGAGTTCAACATCGCGCACTTGGCGAGTGGCAGCTTCTTCCGTCCGGTCTCGCGGGACACCGGCAAGACCGGCTCGGGCCCGCGGCCTTACTTCGTACTGGCGGACGAGGTTCACGAGCTACCGGACCGCTCGATCATCGAGATGCTGGAGCGCGGCTTCAAGTTCCGCCGCGATCCGCTGCTGTTCATGATCACCAATTCGGGTTCGGACCGCAATTCCGTCGCATGGGAGGAACACGAACACGCGGTCCGGGTGGCGGCCGGTAATCCCGATGCGGTGACGGACCCGACATTTCTGGGTCAGGTCATCGACGACACAACATTCAGTTACGTCTGCGCGCTTGATGAGGGCGATGATCCGCTGAACGACCCCAGTTGCTGGATCAAGGCGAACCCGCTGCTGGGGGTGACGATCACGGAGCAGTACCTCTCGGAAGTCGTGGCCCAGGCAAAAGCCATCCCGGGGCAATTGAACGGGATCCTGCGGCTTCATTTTTGTGTCTGGACCGACGCTGAGACCACCTGGATGGCTCGGGCGACGCTCGAGCCGCTGCTGGCGGAGTTCGAACCCAAGGCAGGTCAGTCCGTCTGGCTTGGGCTCGACCTTAGTCAGAACCGGGATTTGACTGCACTGGCGGCGGTTCAGTGCAGCGGCGAGAAGGATGGCAAACCCTGCTTTGATGCCTGGGTCGAAGTCTGGACGCCCGGCGACACGCTCGCTGCCCGCAGCTTGCGGGATAAACAGCCATACGACCTTTGGGTTGCCGACGGTTTCCTGAACGCGCCAGCCGGCGAGAACATAAGCTTTCGCCATGTGGCGCAGGCTCTGGCTGAGATGGCTTCGGACTATCGGGTCGAGGCGGTGGCCTACGATCGCTACGCCTTTCGCCGGTTCGAGGAGGAAGTTGCCGAGCTTGGCCTAGACCTGACCTTTGTCGAACACCCGCAGGGCGGAACGAAGCGCGCCAAGCCTGCTGGCGAGATGAGCGAAGGTCTCTGGATGCCGGGTTCGCTCCGGCATCTGGAAGAACTGATCCTAGAGGGCCGGATCCGCCTGAAGCGTAATCCGGTTCTCATTTCCGCAATGATGTCGGCAGTCACCGAGACCGACCGCTGGGACAACAAATGGCTCTCCAAGCAGCGGGCCATCAACAAAATCGACGCAGCCGTCGCGCTGTGCATGGCAGTGGGGGCGGCAATGGCGGGCGACACCAGCGGCTCCATTGACGACTGGCTGAAGAGCCTGACGGCATGAACATTTTCCAGAAGGCGTTCGGCTACATCGCGCGCTCTATCGGCCTCACCGATCCACGGCTGGTGCAGGCGGTGGGTGGTCGCACGACGACAACCGGCGAGGTGGTCTCGACGACCTCAGTTCTGGGGCTCGCCTCGGCCTGGGCTTGCGTCAACCTACTTGCCGGCACGATCGCGTCGCTGCCGCTCATGGTTTACCGCACCCGGGGTGGTGCACGGACGGTCGCAACCGATCATCCGCTCTACCGGATCCTGCACGACAGCCCGAATGCCGACCAGACCGCGGTCGACTTCTGGGAATTCATCTGCGCCTGCATTGAGCTGAACGGCAATGCGTACGCCGAGATCATCCGGGGCAGCAACGGCCGCGTGGTGGCGCTGAGCGTCCCGATCGCGCCGGAACTCATGACAGTGCGCCGCCTGCGTGACGGTAGCCTTGAATACGAGTGGTCGGATGGCGGCGTCCGGCAGATAGCCTCCCAGGACAATATGCTCCACATCCGGGGCTTTGGCGGCAATCCGCTCGGAGGGCTCTCTACCCTGTCGTTCGGCCGCCAGACCTTCGGGCTGGCCCAGGCTATAGAACGGGCCTCGGGCGACACGTTTCGCAACGGGGTGCGCCCCTCTGGGCTCCTCAAGACTGCCGACACGCTGACCCTCGACCAACGCAAAATGGCCGAGGAACTGTTGCAGGAGAAGTTTGCCGGTGCGATCAATGCCGGGCGGCCCATGCTGCTCGATCGCGGGATGGACTGGGTCCAGCTCTCGATCAGCCCGGAAGATGCCCAGATGCTGCAGAGCCGGGCCTTCTCGGTTGAGGAAGTCTGCCGTTTCTTCGGCGTGCCGCCGTTCATGGTCGGGCACACCGAGAAGACCACCAGCTGGGGCACGGGCCTCGAACAGCAGACGCTGGGGTTTCAGAAGTTCACGCTGCGCCGCCGTCTCAAGCGCATCGAGCAGGCGCTCGCTAAACAGCTCCTGTCGCCGGCCGACCGACAGGCCGGCCTTGTCATAGAATTTAACCTCGAAGGCCTGCTGCGCGGCGACAGCGGCGCGCGTGCCTCCTTCTACCAGCAGATGCTTTCGAACGGCGTGATGACCATCAACGAGGTCCGCGCCCTAGAAAACCTGCCGCCGGTCGAAGGCGGCGATGTCCCCCGCATGCAGATGCAGAACGTACCCATTACGCAGGCTGGAACTGGCCCCCCAGCAGCGCTGCCGCCTGCCGATCCCGGAGTTGCCCCATGAACCATCTCGATTTCGTCCTAGATACCAAGGCCGTCACTGAAGACGGTCAGATCGAGGGGCTCGCGGCTGGATACGGCAATGTTGATGCGGGCGGCGATGTCATTGTGCCCGGCGCGCTCGCCCGGTCATTGAAGGGCCGCAAGTCGGTGCCGATGCTGATGTACCACGACCAGACCCGCCCGGCCGGGGTCTGGACCGACTTTGCCGAAAGCCGCGACGGCCTGGTCGTGAAAGGCCAGATATCGCTCTCCTCGCGCGCTGGCCAGGAGGCCCACGCGCTGGTGCGTGACGGAGCGATCGGCGGCCTCTCGATTGGCTATCGCACGATCCGCGAGCAGCTGGTGGGCAAGACCCGTCAGCTCCTCGAACTTGCCCTTTACGAGGTGAGCCTTGTCACCATCCCGATGAACGAGCGCGCGGTGATCACCAGCGTCAAATCGATCGTTGAGGACGGCCGGCTCCCGAAATTGCCCGAATTTGAGAATTTCCTGCGTGAGGCAGGGTTCTCGAAAAGCCAGGCCACCGCAATCGCGGGCAAAGGCCTGGCGCCGCTGTTCCGGAGTGAGTCTGGCAGCACCCCTTCCGACTTCCTGTCGGCTTTGCAGGCGCAGCTTCGCGCCTGAACCCACTCCCACACAGGACAAATACCATGAGCGATCAGAAGACCGCCGAGCAGCTTGCCGGCGAAGTGAAAGGCGTGCTCGACGCGCGCCTTGGTGAAGTCAAATCGACCCTTGATGCCAAGCAGGCTGAACTGCGCGGTATTCTCGATGCCCGCCACGACGAGATCAAATCCGATCTCGAGGGCAAGCACGACAAGGTGAAGGCTCTTGCCGAAGAAGCGCTGGGCAAAGCGCAGCGCGGCGAAGACCTGTCCAACGCCACCAAGCAGTTGGCCGACGAAGCGCTGACTGCGCTGAATGAAGCCAAGGCCCGGCTCGATGAAGTCGAGCAGAAGCTTGCCCGCCGCGTGGCTGATGAGGCATCGCCGGAGTTCAAGACCATCGGCGAGCAGGTCGTGGCTGACGAAGCCATCAAGGCCTTCCTCGGCAACAACACGGTTCGCGGCCGCGCCAGCGTCGAGGTGAAGGCGATCATTTCTGCGCTCACCACCGATGCCAATGGTTCGGCCGGTGACCTCATTGTTGCCGACCGCGCCCCTGGCATCATCATGCCCGGCCAGCGCCGTCTGACGGTGCGCGACCTCCTGACCCCGGGGCGGACGGCCAGCAATTCGGTCCAGTACGTCAAGGAAACGGGCTACGCCAATTCGGCCGCGACCGTTTCGGAAACCACGGGCCCGGCCAAGCCCCAGTCCGACATCAAGTTCGATGTCCTGACCAGCAACGTCACCACCATTGCCCACTGGGTTCTGGCGACCCGTCAGATCCTCGACGATGTACCGATGCTTCAGTCCTACATCGACGGGCGCCTGCGCTACGGCCTGGCGCTGGTCGAAGAAAACCAGCTTCTGAACGGCAGTGGCACCGGCACGGATCTCGCCGGCATTTACACGCAGGCAACCGCGTTCACCCCGCCGATCACCATCCCGGCGACGGTGACGCGGATCGATGTGCTGCGCCTTGCCATGCTCCAGACCGCGCTCTCGGAACTGATGTCGACCGGGGTGGTGCTGCATCCGGCTGACTGGGCTGCGATCGAGCTCCTGAAGGATGACCAGGGGCGGTTCATCGTTGGAAACCCGCAAGGGACGATCACCCCGACCCTCTGGGGCCAGCCGGTGGTCTCCACCCAGTCGATGGCAACGGGCAAGTTCCTGACCGGCGCTTTCCAGCTCGGCGCGCAGATCTTCGACCGGATGGACGCGGTAGTCGAGATCTCGACCGAGGATGACCAGAACTTCCGCAAGAACCTGGTCACGGTGCTCGCCGAAGAGCGTCTCGCACTCGCGGTCTACCGTCCTGAGGCCTTCGTGAAGGGTGACTTCACGGCGGCCGCAACCGCCGCAACCAAGGTCTGATGAACGGTGGAGGGCTGGCCTCAGGGTCAGCCCTTCCAACTTGCCAAGGAGATAGCCCATGCAGTTGCAGGCACTCGATACCATTCACGTGAGCGCGGTGGGCTCTGACAACATCACCACCGGCGAGATCTTCGAGATCGATGATCTTGCAGGCAAAAGCCTGATCGAACGCGGTCTTGCCATCGAAGTCGATGGCGCCCCGACCACCAAGGCTGGCTCGGCTCTGGCGCCAGAGGCGGCATCTGAGCCTGATACACCCGAAACCGCTGAACCTGCCCAGCAGCCGATTGCCAACAAAGCTGGCGCTAATACGCGCAACAAGGCCGGCTAATGTCCGAGATCGTCACGCTCGAGCCGCCTCAGGACCGGGCCGTGACGCTCGAGGAAGCGCGCCAGCAGCTGCGTATTGACACCCATGACGAGGATCTGCTGCTGGGCGCAAAGCTTGATGCAGCCCAGGCCGAACTGGAACTGCTGACCGGGCTTAAGCTTTGCCAGCAGACGCTCGAACTGCAGCTAGATGGCTGGCCGCAGGAAATCATCGTGACAGTTCGCCCGGTGACTGTTGCCGAGATCCGCTACACGGCGGCAAATGGTGCGACGGCAACTCTGCCCGAGGCGGACTATGTCGCCCGGCGGCGTAACGGGTTCACTCGCATCCGCCCGGCCTCAAACAAATCTTGGCCGACATTGGCCGACGACGGTCTCATTCGCATCACCTTGTCAGCCGGATTTGCCGATACCGACCCCGATCTCCAGATCGCCCGGGCTGCAATCTTGGTCAAAACCGCCTCGATGTTCGAAAACCGCGAAGGCGCACCCTGTCTAGCCTTCGATACGCTGGTGGGGCAGCTCCAATGCCGCTGGATCTAGCCTCCAAGCTCGACACTCGGATCCGGATCGAGCGGAAGGTAGTGGCCCGCGACCCGCAATACGGCACTGAAGCCGTCACCTGGACCGAATTTGCCTGTGTCTGGGCCGAGGTGAAGGACATTCTGCCCTCACGGGCCGAGCGATTGGCGGACAACATCCAGATCGCCCGCCGGCCATCGCGCATCCGCATCCGCTATCTCGCCGGTATTTCGGCGGACATGCGAATTATCATCGATAACCGCACCCATCAGATCATTTCTGGTCCGGCAATGCTGGGTCGTCGAGAGGCCATGGAGATCATGGTCGAAGAATTGAGCAGCGAAGGAGAAGCCCCATGACTATCAGGCTCAAGGGCGGCCCCGAACTGCTGCGTCTGCTGGACGAACTGCCCAAGAACCTCGAGCGCAACGTCATCCGCGGGGGGCTGCGCGCCGGGGCCAAGGTTATCCAGCAGCAGGCCAAGGCTAATGTTCCGGTCCGCACCGGCAAACTCAAGAAGACGATCGGGATTGGCACGCGGACTGATGGGTCGAAGCTCTCATCTTACGTCAAACTGCGGGGCAGCGGCTCTTATCTCGGGCTCTTCGTCGAATATGGCGTTGCGCCCCACCTGATCTCGGTGTCCGAGGCCGACAAGCCGGTGCGTCAGACCCGGCATGGCCCGCGCGCTGTCTCAATCGGCACGATGAACAAGATGCTCAAGCGCGGCAGCCTCAAGATCGGCGAGAACTTTGTCGGGCCCGTTGTCATGCACCCCGGCCACGCCGCCAGGCCGTTCCTGCGACCCGCGCTCGATCAGAAGGCTGAAGAAGCGGTCAATGCGATGGGGGCCTACATCGCCCACCGCGTGCAGATCGGCGATCTTCGCGCTCCGACCCTTGAGGTCGATGAAGAATGAACGGGGTCATTGCGGTCCGCTTGCTCCTGGTGGCGGACACTGGGCTGACGGCGCTCGTTCCAGAGGCGCGGATCGCGGCTGGTAGCCTGCCGCAAGGCACAGCGCTCCCGGCAATCTCGCTGATGTCGGTCAACAGTGTCGATCGCAACATCCCTGCGCCGGGCACGAAGCGCCGCGTCACCGAGCGCGTTCAGGTGACTGTGCTGGCGCGCACCTATCCCGAAACCAAGTCCATTCTTTCCGCGATCCGCACGGCGGCCGCCGACAAGATGCCCCAGATCGACGGGCTGACCGACGTCACCGTGCACACCGATTCCGCCGGGCCTGATTTCCTCGACGAGGAGACCGGCATCCACATGCAAAGCCAAGATTTTCGCGTTGCATTCAACGAGGCAAGGTTAGCCTCACCTTCATAAGGACCTAGATTATGACCGTTCGGACTTCCGCCGGCACCACTCTGAAGGTGTCGGCCTCTACCCCTGCGACCTTCGATGCCACCGGCTACAACGCGCTTGCCATGACCGTGGTTGGCGAAGTGTCCGACCTCGGCGAGTTTGGCCGCGAGTTCAATCTCGTGACCTTCAACCCCGTGGGCAGCCGCGGCGTCGTCAAGAAGAAGGGCAGCTTCAACCAGGGCACGATGCAGATCCAACTGGGTCTCGATACCGATGACGCCGGTCAGATCCTGCTGAAAACCGCTTCGCTGTCTGATGCGGATCACAGCTTCCTCGTCACCACCCAGAATGGCGACAAGTACTACTTCCAGGCGCAGGTCATGAGCTTCAAGGTCAACGTAGGCTCGGTCGATCAGATCACGACGGCCACTGTCCAGCTTGAGCTTACCACCAACTCCGCCGGTGTGGGCATCGTCGAGGTGCTGGCGCCCTAGTGATTACATTCTGATCAATGATTGACATTTTGAGGGTAGAGTGAACATATGGGCCTCAAGGAGACATTGACATGCAAGCCGCACACACCGCCCGGCAGCTTGACCGCAAAGATCTGACTGGCCCTGCTCTCAGGACTTTTTTCAGGATTGCCGAGGCCTGGGGGCTGAAAGAGCAGGAGCAGATGCGCATTCTGGGCCTCGACAGTCGCTCCACCCTTCAGTCGTGGAAGCGGGGGGCGGTGGCTGCCATTCCCAAGGACGCGCTCGAGCGCATTTCCTACGTCATGGGCATCTACAAGGGATTACAGATCCTGCTCCCAAAAACTGCAAACGAATGGGTGCGTAAGCCAAACCAGGCGAGTATCTTTGGTGGCCGCCCAGCTGTTGATCGCATGACTTCAGGCAATGTCGCCGATCTCTATGTGGTGCGCCAGTATATCGACGCCCAGCGCGGATGACCGATATCCCGATTGCCACGGTCGACTGGCGTCCCTGCTATCGGATCATCTCGAGCCGGTTCCCGCCAGTGGGGCTTTTCGATGCGGTTGCAGACCCTTATGATCTCGAGGCCGTTTTCCAGATCGAAGACATGACCAATGATCGCCTGCGGGACGAAGTTGGAGATATCTCGCTTGTTCTGCCAGAGGATCGGATTTCAGGGCCAGGCACCACGCCAATCATGGCCGCCTTTACGCATCTTAATGTCGAGGGTGATCGCTTCACAGACGGAACCTACGGGGTGTTCTACGCCAGTAATGACGTTAAGACCGCGGTCGAAGAAACCAAGCATCACCGTGCCCGGTTTATGCTGGCCACTAACGAGCCAGCGCAGGAACTCGACATGCGGGTCTATGCGGTCGATCTCCAGGCTGACCTCCATGACATCCGCACCATGCAGGCCAGTCATCCAGCCTGGTATCATCCGACCAGTTACGCCATGTCGCAGGAACTGGCGCGCGGCCTTAGGGAAAACGGCTCCAACGGCATTGCCTACGCCAGCGTACGTATGGTTGGCGGTGAGTGCGTCGCGGTATTCCGGCCCCGGCTGCTCTCCAACTGTCGGCAGGAGCGGCACCTTTGCTACGTCTGGGACGGGCAGTCGATTGCCATGATCTACGAAAAGAAGAACTTCGGCTAACTGGTCAGCAATCGCCGCAATTTGTGCGGCGAATAGACCCCTCAATCACCGCATGAACCACAGGCTTCCCGACAAGATCGGGAGGCCTGTTCGTGCCTGTTATCCATAATGCAGGAGATACCCCATGTTCGATATCACTACGCTTGCCGCGGCCGACACTTCGACCCTCGAGCTCGTCGGCGGCGACGATGCGCCGCTCTTCGACGAGAAGGGGGGGCGCCTCTCGATCACGGTCTATGGCCCGGGCTCGAAGGTCTACCAGCGCGCGCAGGCCCGTCAGCAGAACCAGTTGATGGACAAGATCAAGAAGCGCGGGAAGATGGATCAGTCGGCCGAAGAAAAGCTCGCCGAACAGGCTGATTTTCTAGCCGCTTGCACGGTCAGCTTCAACGGCTTCACCTATCCGCCTGCGGATGGCCTCGAAGGCCAGGAACTGTTCCGCAAGGCCTACGCCGACCCCTCGATCGGCTTCATCGCCACGCAAGTTGCAGCCCACATCAATGACTGGGCAAATTTTACGAAGAGCTTGGCGGAGAGCTGAGCCTTTACGTCCGGCAACTGGCGTGGCTTGGCACGGCGCCCAAGCCGCGCACCAACAAGCACACCAAGCACGACGCTGATGCTGAGCCGCTGACCCGGCTACAGCGCATGGCAATCGACGACCTCGCCCCCGACTTCCCACCGATCCGCACCCCATGGGTGATCGACTGGCTCATGGAAGTAGGCCCGACTGATCCCGGTGCCATGGGCGCAGTTCCTATTTCATGGGGCTCCATCGAGCATTGGCAGCGCTGCATGGGGCACGATCTCACCCCATGGGTCGCAAAGCTGCTGCGCCGTCTGTCAGTCGAGTTCGTCACTGAGACAGTCCGCGCGCGCGAACCTGATTGTCCGCCGCCATGGACGGCCACCGCCAGTCTCAACCGGGATGAAGTCTCCCGGAAGGTTACAAATGCCTTCCGGGCGATGATGCTGCCCAAGGAGCCTGCACCATGAAAGCTGGCACCCTTGAGATTGAGATGATCACCAATGTCGCCCGTCTCCAGAAGGAGATGGCCGACATGAAGCGGACGGTGGCTGGCGCCATGGGCGATGTGGCGGACTCCGCTGCCCGGGCAGACAAGGCGCTGAATGCGGTTGGCGGCGGCGGTGTCACCCGCATGGGCGGCTCCGCCAAGCTTGCCGGCCACCACGTCCAGAACCTCGTCTATCAGCTGAATGACATGGTCGCCGGCCTGTTCTCCGGACAGAAGCCACTCACCGTGTTCATGCAGCAGGGCACCCAGATCGGTCAGATCGGGATGCAGGCGGGTGTCGGGATTGGCGGCATGGCACGGGCACTGGTGGGTCTCGCGGCAAGTTCAGCTGCGGCAGCTCTTACCAATCCCTATCTTCTGGCCGCCGCCGCCGCAGCTGCGCTCGCGTTTGGCGCATTCAAAATGTTCCAGTCGAGCGTGAAGCAGACGGGCGAGCTCGACAAATATGCCCAGAGCCTCGGTCTCACCAAGAAGGAGATGGAGAAGCTGGGCCCAGTCGGGATCACCATCGGCGACACAATGAAGGGTCTCTGGAAGACTGTCTCCGATGGTCTCAACCTCGGCTCGGCGTTCTCCACCCTCAAGGACTGGGCGGTGACCGCCTTCGAGGCTGTCATGCAGGTGGGCAAATACGCTATTGCCTTCATCTATGCAGGCTGGGTCGGCGGGTTCAACGCGATCAGGATTATCTGGTCCTCGCTCCCGGGCGTGATCAGCGAGGCTGCCGTCGGCGCAGCCAACCTTACGATTAGCGGCGTCGAGTTCATGGCAAACAAGGCGATCGCCGCCATCAATTGGTTGGTCGACCGGGTAAACCCACTTCTGGACCGGGTCGGGCTCTCCTCCATCTTGCGGATCGAGAGCGTTACTCTGCCGCGCATGGAGAACAGCTTTGCGGGCTCGACTGCGCGCATGGGCGCGCAGGTCCGCGGCGAGTTTGCCTCCGCGTTCGGCGATGCCATGTCAATGATGGACAGCTTCTCGGCCAAGTGGCGTGAGAACAGCATAGCGGCTGCCAAGGCCCGGCTCGCAGCCAAGGCCGAGGAAATCCGCGGCGACAAGACCGACAAGGCCGCGAAGGGCCCCAAGACAACCGAGGCCGAAAAGGCGCTCAAGGCAGCCCAAGACTTTGCCCGCAATCTCGAGATCGAGACGGCCAAGATCGGCAAGACCCCGATCGAGATCAAGCGGATGGAAGTGGCGATGGCGGCTCTGAAGGCGCCGACCGATGAGGCGCGGCTCGCGATCCTTCAGGCCGGCGAAGCCTGGGAGCAGGCAACCAAGGCGCAGGCCGAGAAGGATTTTGTCCGCAACACTGTCGCCCCGCTCGAACTGCAGGTCGCGATGCTGGACAAATCGACCAAGGCGCAGGCGCTTGCCAATCTCGAAGCCGAGAAAGAGCAGATCGTCCTCGAACGCGGGGCGGCCGCCTGGGAACGATACCGCGCGGCCAAGACCGCGCTCATCGAGCATGACTTCGCCGTTCGGGGTCAGGAACAGTACCTCAAGAGCCTCGAAGATATGGTTTCGGCGACCGAGCAAGCCGCCCGGGGCATGGCCGATGCCTTCGGCTCAGTTGGGGGCGCGATCGGCGGCATCACGGTAGAGATTACGCGCTTTGCCTCCGAGCAGGCCGCCGCCGCCAAGCGCGTGGCTGATGCCGAGCGGGAATACGGCAAGACCTCGTTCCAGTTTGCCGATGCCCGCACAGCGCAGGCCTCGGCCGAGATCAACCACTATGGCAACCTCGCGTCCGCCGCGAAGGGGTTCTTCAAGGAAGGGTCCGACGGCTACAAGGCGTTGCTCGCCGCCGAAAAGGTGTTCCGCGCTTTCGAACTGGCCATCGCCATCAAGAATGCGGCGGTGAAGATCGGGCTTATCGGCGCGCAGACTGCGGCAAAGGTCACCAGCGACACTGCCATGGCGGCTTCCGATACCGCGCGTGCCGGGGTCGAACAGGGCAACTCGATTATCACGACCGGCATCAAGGCGGTCGAAGCGGTGGTGAACGCGATCCGCTCGCTGCCGTTCCCGCTCAACATTGCAGCGGGCGCCATCACTGCAGGCGTCATCGCCTCGCTTGGTATTGCGATCGGCGGTACCTTTGGCGGCTCGCAGAAGCTGCCGGCAGCCAATGAAGGGACTGGCACGGTGTTTGGCGATGCCAACGCCAAGTCCGAGAGCATCGCAAACGCTATCGATCACCTGCGCGAGGTCGATACGCTCACCATGCGCTACTCCGCCGCCATGCTGGCCGCGCTCAAAAATATCGAGGCCAACATTGGCGGCCTCACCAATCTCATCATCCGTACTGGCGGGATCGAAGCATCGGCCGCCGGGATCCAGACCGGCACGAAGCTGACAGGCCTGCTGGGCGCGACCACCTCGGTGCTCACCAGCGTCTCGAACTTCCTGGGCTCCAAGACCGGATCGCTGATTGGTGCTGGCATCGGCATGGCCATTGCCGGGCCCATTGGCGCTGCGATCGGGTTCCTTGGCGCCAAGCTGCTGGGTGGTCTCGGCAAAGTGCTCGGCAGCGTGGCCAATGCGCTCTTCGGGACCAAGACCAGCATTGTTGGCCAGGGCATCTACGGCGGTGCGCAATCGCTGGGATCGATCCTCTCGGGCGGCTTCGATGGCAGCTATTACACCGACATCAAGAAGACGAAGAAGTTCTTCGGGATCAGCGTAGGCTCGAGCTATTCGACTCAGTATTCTGCTGCGAGTGCCGAGCTCGAGCAGCAGTTTGGCCTGATCTTCCGCGGCTTCTATGACGCCATCTCGGCGACTTCCGGGCCCTTGGGGCTCTCGCTCGACGAGGTGCAGACGCGGCTGAATGGCTTTGTCATCAACATCGGCAAGATTGATCTGAAGGGCCTGACCGGTGACCAGATCCAGGAGAAGCTGACCGCCATCTTTGGCGCAGCCGCCGATAATCTTGCCCGATACGCCGTGCCCGGCCTCGAGCAGTTCCAGAAGGTTGGCGAAGGCTACTTCGAGACGTTGGTCCGCGTGGCCTCCAGCATCGAGGCGGTAACCTCGTCGCTGAGCCTGCTTGGCACATCGGTCGAGGGCCTGTCGCTGTCGGCCAAAATGAACCTGTTCGACTTGTTCGGCTCGGCCAGCGACATGGCGTCGGCCACCGGCGACTATTTCTCGCTCTTCTACACCAAGGCCGAACAGGCATCTGCCCAGACGGCGCAGATGGCGAAGATCTTCGAGAGCCTCGGCCTGACCTTGCCGGACAGCATCACGGGTTTCCGAGCGCTGGTCGAAGCACAGGATCTCACCACCGAGGCGGGCCGCGCAGCTTACGTCGCGCTGATCCAGCTTGCGCCTGCCTTTGCCGAAGTGATTGGCGCGGCGCAGAATGCAGCAAGTGCTGCGGCGATTGCGGACGAACGCCTGTCGCTCGAGCGCCAGCTGCTCGAACTGCAGGGCGATACAGCCGCGCTGCGGGCGCTCGATCTGGCTCAGCTTGATGCCTCCAATCAGGCGCTCCAGCAGCAGATCTGGGCGCTGCAGGATCAGCAAAAGGCGGCCGATGAAGCGGCTGCCGCAGCTGAGAAGCTACGTTCGGCATGGAGCCAGATCACTGACAGCCTGCTGTCCGAGGTTGCCCGTATTCGTGGGACCATGGATGGCGGGACCAAGAGCTACGCGCAGGCGCTCTCCGAGTTCAATGTGGCTACCACCGCGGCGCGGGCCGGGGATCAAGAAGCGGCGAAGTCGCTGCCAGGGCTTAGCCAGACCCTGCTCACCGCGGCCGCTGATGCAGCGACCTCGGCGCAGGATCTCGCACGTATTCAGGGGCAGACGGCGGCCAGCCTTGAGCAGACCGTGGCGATCATCAATGCCATGGCGGGGCTCAGCACGGACACCGCAGCCGCGGCAGCCCCCACATCGGCCGCGCCCTCCTGGTGGGAGCAGTTTGCTAGCACCCAGGCCGCGACCGCAACCTCAGCCGCCAATGACAGCGCCACGGTGCTGATCGATGGGCTGGCGGCGCTCAAACAGGAGCTTTCCGACCTGCGCGATGAGCAGCGGATTGCGTCCGCCACCATCGCTTCGGGCACGAGCAAGACCGCCCGGATCCTCGAGCGGGTGACGCCGGATGGTGACGCGCTGGCCGTGAGGAGCGCAGCATGAAGCTGCTGCGCCCGACCACATTGACAGACGCGATGCTCACCAGCAGCACCGCGGCTGAAAACGACTATCCAGTCTGGAGCTCAAGCACGGCCTATGCGGTTGGCGCCCGGGTTATCCTGACCACGCCGCACCGCAAATATGAGGCCTTGGCAGCTTCCACCGGCATTAACCCGGCAAGTGATCCGACCAAATGGCTGGATCTCGGCCCGACCAACCGCTGGGCCATGTTCGATGCGCGTGTGGGCACGGCGACGACTCGGACAGGATCGCTGCAGGTCGTGCTGGCACCTGGCGCTGCCGATGGCCTGGCGCTGATCGATACCGACGCCGAAAGTGTCAGTGTCTCGCTCAGTGTTGGCGGCAGCGTGATTTACAGCAAGAGCCAGAGCTTCAACATCGGCGGCACGGCGATCGACAACTGGTTTTCGTGGTTCTTTGAGCCCTTGGGGCGCAAGTCAGGCATGCTGTTCCTCGACGTGCCGGTTTACGAAAGCGGGGTTCTGACCCTGACATTGACCCGGGATAATCCCGCCGATGCGGTATCCTGCGGCACCCTGCTGGTCGGCCGCCAGTTCGACATTGGCGATACCGAGCACGGCGTCGATCTTGGGATCATCGATTATTCGAGGAAAGAAACCGACCAGTTCGGGGTGACCTCGGTGGTCGAGCGCGCCTTTGCCAAGCGCATGAACGCCCGGGTCGTCATGCAGACCAGCGCCGTTGATGACGTGCACCGCACCCTTGCCTCCATCCGCGCGACACCGGTGCTGTGGATCGGCTCGGAGAGCTTTGAGAGCCTCACCGTCTTTGGCTTCTACAAAGAGTTTTCGATCGACCTGGCCTACCCGACGCTGAGTTACTGCAGCCTGACAATCGAGGGCCTGACCTGAGCCGTTCAGGCCTGATCTCTCCCGTTTGAGGGACTTTCCATGACTATCACGACCCTGCCAGCGCCGCCCACCCGGGCGGACGCGACCAATTTCAATGCGCGCGCCGATGCCTTCCTCTCAGCGCTCCCGACATTCGTCTCGGAAGCCAATGCGCTGGCGGGCGAAGTGAACGGCTATGCCAGTACGGCTGCGGCCAGCGCTGCCACGGCGACCAATGCGCCCGGGACCAGTGCGACCAGCACCACCGGCCTTGCTGTAGGAGCTGGGTCGAAGTCGTTGACGATACAGACAGGCAAAGCCCTGGTCGTGGGACAGTGGGTCACCATCACTTCGACGGCGACGTCAGCCAACTGGATGCATGGCCAAGTCACAACCTATAACAGCGGCACGGGCGCACTCACGGTCAATGTGTCAGCGATTGGCGGAAGCGGCACCTATGGAGCCTGGACCATCGGCCTCAGCGCGCCATCCCAGTCGAGCGCTGCGCTCCTATCGACCTCAAGCTATGCTGACCCTACCTGGTTGACCTCGCTGGCCGCCTCAAAGCTCACCGGCACCGTGCTCATTGCAGGCGGCGGTACGGGCGCGACGACCGGGGCCGATGCGCGCACCAACCTGGATGTCCCTTCGCGCTCGGGTGTGGGGGCAACAGGTACTTGGGGGATCTCGATCAGTGGCAATGCCGCAAGCGCCAATACGGCGACGACTGCTACCGTTTCGGGCACAGCCAATGCCCTTAACACATCAAGCTCATATCAAGTGGGTTCGTTCGGGATCGGGACCGCTGCATCTGGCGTCGCCGGTGAAATCCGCGCCACCGGCGACATCACCGCGTTCTTTGCCTCGGACGCGCGGCTTAAGGAAAACGTCCGTCCGATCGACGGTGCGCTTGGTGCCGTGCTCGCAATTGGCGGCAAGACCTTTGATTGGCGCGACAGCCATATCGCAGCGCGGGGCGGTGAAGACGGCCTTTTCGTGCGCAAAGCCGACTTCGGGGTGATTGCGCAGGACGTCGCGCGCGCCTTCCCGCTCGCGGTCTGTACGCGGCCTGACGGCCACCTCGCGGTCGATTACGCCAAGCTGGCCGCGCTCGCGTTCCAGGCCATCGTCGAACTCAAAGCCCAGGTTGATGATCTGCGCGTGCAGCTGTCTTCATTGCCCATAGCTGGAGCCGCCGATGCCTGAGCAGGATCCCGCCGTAGAAATGGCGCTCATCCGGGCCGACCTCGAGGCAGTCCAGGAGGAGCTCAAGGCAGTGCGCAGGGAACTCAAGGATCTGCTCGACGCCTGGAACACTGCCACCGGCGTCGTGCGCTTCGTCAAGTGGCTCTCGACCCTGGTCGCAGCGATCGCGGTGATTACGGCCGCGTTCAAAGGCTTTTCAGGCCGCTAACCTCTCGAAGGAGAATATCCATGAACCCGCTACCGCCAGCGTACCGCTGGCTTGATGATCTGCAACCACTGCCAAAGATGGTGGCGGAAGCGCGAAAGCTTTTCGGTACTGTCGAAGCCAAAGGCGCCGCCGACAATCCGGTGATTCTGGGCTGGGCCAAGGAGCTGGGGCTGGCCAAGATCTACAACCATGATGAGATCCCTTGGTGCGGACTGTTCACAGCCATTGTCGCTAAACGAGCAGGCAAAGCGCTGCCGAGCCAGCCGCTCTGGGCGAGGAGCTGGGTGAACTTCGGCAAGGACGGGAGCGCTAAGCCGCAGCTCGGCGATGTGCTTGTCTTTCGCCGCGGTGATACCTCTGGCCATGTCGGGCTTTACATCGGCGAGGACTACGGCGCCTTTCATGTGCTGGGCGGGAACCAGTCGGATGGCGTGACTATCACCCGCATCGGTAGGGATCGCTGCATCGCGGTCCGCCGCCCGGTTTACAAGGCAGCCCCCGCGACCGCGAAGCCGGTTGAACTGGCAGCGACGGGGGTGCTCTCCGTGAGCGAAGCCTGATCCACCCATCCATTGCGCATTGCAGATGGATCATCCCGCCCGCCTTTCGGCGGGCTTTTCTTTGGAGAAATGACATGGAAGACCTCAAACCCTGGTGGACATCCAAGGCCATCTGGACCGGCGTCATCGGCAGCCTTTGGGGCGTTGCCGGCACGCTTGGCGTTCTGCCCACTGGGCTCGATCAGGCTGATGTCCTGACTGTGGTTCTGGCGCTGACCGGCATCGGCGGCGTCCTCTTTCGCAAGACGGCGACGGCTCGCATCGGCTGATTTCAAGGGTGGGGGCTACGGCTCCCGCCCCCCTCTTTTCCCAATCAGGTGCATCGATGACCAGGCTGACCATTCGGCGGGGCGGCACGAGGCGGCTGCGCGCTACTCTTTATGCAGATCTGTCCGCCGGGACGCGGCGGAACCTTACCGGCCTTGCCGTGCTCGTCGTTGATCAGAGCCCGAACATTGCCGCGCCCTTAGTTTCGATCCGCGTGCCTGCCACCGACGGCGAAATCGAAGTGCTCTGGAGCGATGAGCAGACCGCTGGACTCAAGCCCGGGGCGGGGCGGGTCTGGCTGATGATTGGTCTGGAAAATGACAGCGGGGAGCGTGAGGTCCTGCCGACCTTCACGTTTGATGTCCTGTGAACGGCGGTATCCAGATCCTCGAGACCGTGCAGACGATCGTCGTCGAGACCGAGGGCATCGCCGGGCCCAAGGGCGAAACTGGCGCCACCGGTCCTCCGGGCGAGCAAGGGCCGCCAGGCCCGCTCAGCAATCTCAACGACCTCGCTGATGTCGAGGCCAGTGCGCCCGAAGGCGGCGACATCCTGACTTTCTCGTCCCCGGACAACCGGTGGACCAACACGAATTCGGCCAGATTGGTCGATGGAGGTAATTTCTGATGGCCAATACCCTGCGTATCAAGCGCCGGGCCGCAGGCGGCCCGGCCGGTGCTCCGACCTCGCTTGCCAATGCTGAGCTCGCATTCAACGAACAGGACAACACCCTCTACTATGGTACCGGCACGGGCGGTGCTGGCGGCAGCGCCACCTCCGTCATTGCCATCGGCGGGCCCGGGGCATTTGTCGGGCTGTCGGGCGACCAGACCATCGCCGGGGCCAAGACCTTCTCCGCCACGATTTCCGGCTCGATCGATGGCAATGCGGGGACCGCGACCAAGCTGGCGACCGCGCGGACTTTCTCCATCACGGGAGACGCCGCGGGCTCGACAAGCTTTGATGGTTCGGCCAACGCCTCGATTGCGCTGACCCTCGCTAATTCCGGCGCGACCGCCGGAACCTATGGCTCTGCGACGCAGGTTGGTCAGGTGACGGTCGATGCCAAGGGGCGTGTGACCGCGGCCAGCAATGTCTCGATCACGTTCCCGGTCATGTCCGTTGCAGGACGCACCGGTGCCATCACGCTTTCCACATCCGATGTCTCGGAAGGCACCAACCTCTATTACACGGACGCCCGGGTCCGGGCGAACCGGCTTGATCAGCTGGCCGCCCCGACGTCTGCGCTGGGCCTCAACAACCAGCGGATTACCGGTCTCGCAGATCCGGCCGCGGCGCAGGATGCTGCGACCAAGAATTACGTCGATCTCACCGTGCAGGGTCTCGATCCCAAAGCTTCGGTCAAGGCAGCGTCTACCGCGAACATCGCTTCGCTTTCCGGGACCATGACCATCGACGGGGTGGCACTGGTGGCAGGCGACCGCGTGCTGGTGAAGGACCAGACCACAACGTCCGCGAACGGCGTCTATGTGGTTGCCGCTGGTGCTTGGGCCCGCGCACTCGATCTCTCGACCTGGGATGAGCATGTCTCGGCATACCTCTTCGTCGAGCAGGGTACGGTGAATGCCGACGTTGGCTATCTCTGCACCGTTGATGCAGGTGGCACGCTCGGCACCACCGCGATTACCTTCGTCCAGTTCAACGGCGCGGGTCAGGTGGTTGCCGGCAATGGTCTCACCAAGACGGGGAACACCATTGATGTCGGGGCAGGCACCGGTATTGCTGTGGCGGCTGACACGGTCGCGCTGACTGGTCAGGCCCTCGCGCTGCACAACCTTGCTACCAATGGCATTATTGCCCGCACGGGATCTGGAACGGTTGCTGGGCGGACGCTGACAGCCGGTTCAACCAAGATCGCTGTCACCAACGGCGACGGCGTTGCTGGAAACCCAACCGTGGACGTCAACGAAGCGAACCTGACCCTTGGCAACATTGGCGGCACGCTGGGCGTGGCCAAGGGCGGTTCGGGGACGACCACGCTGACCGGCTATCTCAAGGGCAATGGCATTGCCGCGTTCACAGCGTCTGCGACGATCCCCAATACGGACATTTCGGGCCTCGGCACTATGTCGACGCAGGCAGCCAGCTCGGTCGCGATTACCGGCGGTTCCATCGACGGAATTACTCTTGATGGTGGTACGTTCTGATGGCGAACACTATCCTGCTCAAACGGTCCTCGACCGCCTCAAGCGTGCCTGCAGCCGGCTCGCTTCAGGCCGGGGAGCTGGCCGTCAATCTGGCCGATCAGAAGCTTTATTCTAAGACCGCCGGCGGCACTGTGGTGCAGGTCGGGTTCGGCAATCTGACATCAGCGATGGTGACAACCGCGCTTGGGTTCACGCCCTACAACGCTACCAACCCCAGTGGTTACATCACCAGCAGTGGATCGATTACCGGCTCCGCCGGATCTTGCACGGGCAATGCCGCGACCGCGACCAAGTGGGCAACCGGGCGGACCATTGCGCTCACTGGCGACGTGAGCGGGACCAGCGCTGCCTTTGACGGATCTGCCGCGCTCTCATTTGCAACAACGCTGGCGAACTCTGGCGTAACGGCTGGGACCTACAATAAGGTCACGGTCGATTCCAAAGGACGGGTTACTACCGGCGCTTCGCTTGCGTCCGCAGATGTGGCTGGAGCCCTTGGGTATACCCCTGCAAACAAGGCTGGAGAGAGTTTTAATGGCTCGATTTCTGTGAGCGGGACGATCACTGCGACCGGCGACATCACCGCCTATTCTGATGAAACTCTCAAGAGTGACATTAGGACCATCTCGGGCGCTCTGGATCTCGTCGCCAGCATGCGCGGGGTCACCTTTACCCGGATCGACACAGGGCTTCGCGGTGTTGGCGTGGTCGCCCAGGAACTGGCGGCAGTCATCCCAGAGGCAGTTCTGGCTCACGATGATGGCTTGTTCTCGGTTGCCTACGGCAATCTGGTTGGCGTTCTGATTGAGGCGGTGAAGGACCTCGCCGGCAAGGTCGAGCTCCTTGAGGCCAGAACATGACCCTCCAGTCGTCAGGGGCGATTTCGCTCTGCAACGTCGCAACTGAGCTTGGCCGCGCATCAGGCACGATGACCTCTCTGGTGGAAGCGGCAGTGCGCAGCCTGGCAGGCGTGGTATCGGGACCGATCTCGCTGTCCGGTCTTTACGGCAAGTCGAGCGAAAGCTTCTGGCATGCAAGCCTTGGCGCCGGCGCGTTCAACTATCGGTTGCTCGGGACTGACAGCAGCGGGAATATCTACGCATGTGCCAGCATGCGTCTCGCATATCTCCTTGATGCGTTTTTTGAGCAGGGCCGGATCGGTGCGGTGGGATTTGTAATGGTAGGTCGAGGTGTCGACGGGCAAGAACCTTGCAGGCCCTTCTGATCGACACACCCCAATCCGCCAGCATCCCATCCACGAGCTCGCGCTTGCGATCCGGCATCAGAGCTTTCGCTTGATAACATCCTGCAGCATCTCGCGATCAAGCGTCAGGTCCGCCACAATCCGCTTGAGCCGCGCATTCTCATCCTCGAGCTCGCGAAGCCGACGCATCTCGGTCGGCAAAAGCCCTGCGTATTTCTTCTTCCAGTTGAAGTAAGTTGCCTGGCTGATCCCTGCCTTCCGGCAGACCTTGCACTGCTACCCAACCCTGGACCGCCCGTAGCTAGAGTTTTGCACCTCGCTGATCCGACACCATTCTCTGGACCACCCGGGGTTAGAGTTTCCCGGCCATTATCACGGTGACGGGCTGGGTGCGTCACCGGGATTCATCAGCGTGATCGGGGGCTTGTTGCCGATGGCACCATGCGG